GATGATTTTTATCTTGCAACTGCAGCAGACATAGTTGCAGATCCTTCTGCCCCTGACGCATTTGTTAGAGGTGTCATGGAAGGTGTTGAATGGGTTATGGACCCAGATGCAGGTTTAAGAATGATTAAAGTAGCAGACGAAACACAGAAGCAAGTTAAAAAAATGTCTGTTAAGCAAATAGAGGAGCAAAAGCTTGCAATATTTGATAACTACTTAAAAATTTTATTAGGTAAATAGTATTTTTATAAATAATAATAGATATTTTATACGGGAGTAATACAATGTCAAAAAAGAAACTAGACGAGAAGGTAGTCGTTAAGGGTGGAGAGAATGGTGATCAAACTATTCCAGAGCCTACTAACGCTAATGCCACTCTCCCTAAGTCGAAAGACCAGGGTGACAAGCAACCTCCTCTTAGAACAGCATCTGATCTAGAAGCTGGTACACCTAAGGCTGGTGAAGCAAGTGCAGACGCAAATAAAGCGACTCTTAACATGAAGCCTTCTGACGCATCTCCAAAAACTGTTGAGACATTAAATATGTCTTTAGAAGTAGCTTTTGAAGGTGAAGATTTATCAGAAGAATTTAAAGAGAAAGCTTCTACTATTTTCGAAGCTGCTGTTGCTGCTAAAGTTAAAGGTATTGAAAAGCAACTAGAAGAAGAACAACAAAAACATATTGAAGAGACTGTTGAAGCAGTAACAAAGGATCTTCATGAAAAGGTTGATAATTATTTGAATTATGTTGTTGAACAATGGATGGAGCAAAATGAACTAGCCGTTGAGTCATCACTTAAGTCAGAAATTACTGAAGAATTTATTGATGGTCTTAAGAAGTTATTCGCAGAGAATTACATCGAAGTGCCAGAAGATAAGTTAGATGTTTTAGGTGAATTAGCTCAAAAAGTTGAGGAACTTGAGTCCAAACTTGATGAGTCTATAAACGATAACATCAAGCTAAAAAACAATCTTAAAGAGCAGCAAAAAACTAAACTACTCGCACAAGTCAGTGAAAGTTTAACTGTAGCTCAGAAAGAGAAGTTTGCAGATTTAGCAGAGGGTGTTGATTTTGTAGACGAAGAGTCATATGTCAAAAAGCTAAACATTGTCAAAGAGAATTATTTCAAAGTTGACAAAAAAAGGCGCTGACATTGTTGAGTCTGAAGTCGAATCAGCTGAAGAGCCAGAACAGGAAACAAAACAAGTCCTATCAGGGCCTGTAAGTTCTTATGTTAAGGCTATATCAAGATCATTAAAACGATAAATAAATTTAACAATAATAATAAGGGGAAGTTGAAATGCAACTATCAGAAGACGTCCAAAATAAGTGGAAGCCAGTCTTAGAGCATCCCGATCTTGAAAAGATTGGTGATAGCCATAAGCGCGCGGTAACTGCTCAAATTTTAGAGAACACTGAAAGGGCCTTAAGAGAAGCATCATATCAGGCTCCTGGAAGTCAATCATTAACAGAGGCAAATAATCCTACTAACGCAATGGGTGCATCATCTTCAGTAGCCGGTGACGGTGCTGTTGATATTTTTGATCCAGTATTAATTAGCTTAGTAAGAAGAGCAATGCCTAACCTTATTGCATATGATATTTGTGGTGTCCAGCCAATGACTGGTCCTACAGGTCTTATTTTTGCAATGAGATCAAGAATCACATCACAATCCGGTGATGAAGTATTCTATAATGAAGCTAACACTGAGTTTTCTTCATACAATAAGAATGATTCAGCAGTAGGTAATAACCACGTTGGTTCATTAGGTGCTGGTGCTAACTTAACTCAGTTAGCTACTAACACTGAGATTAACTTTGCACAAGGTGCTTCTACAGCAGAGCTAGAGAGATTTGGTAACGGTACAGTTACATTCCCTCAAATGGCATTCTCAATTGAGAAAGTTACAGTAACAGCTAAAGGTAGAGCGCTAAAAGCTGAGTACTCAATGGAACTTGCTCAAGATCTTAAAGCAGTACACGGTCTTGACGCTGAAGGAGAGCTTTCTAACATTCTTTCTGCTGAAATCTTAACAGAGATTAACAGAGAGGTAGTTAGAACAATCTACGTTACTTCTAAAGTAGGTGCTCAAACAGACACAACAACAGTTGGTAAGTTTGACTTAGATACAGATTCAAACGGTAGATGGTCAGTTGAGAAGTTTAAAGGTCTGATGTTCCAATTAGAGAGAGAAGCAAACGCCATTGCAAAAGGAACTCGTAGAGGAAAAGGTAACATCGTTATTTGTTCTTCAGACGTAGCTTCTGCATTACAAATGGCAGGTGTTTTAGATTACGCTCCAGCTTTAAATTCTAACAATCTAAACGTTGACGATACTGGTAATACATTTGCTGGTGTTCTTAACGGTAGAATGAGAGTTTACATTGATCCATATGCTGGTGGTAACTATATGATCGCAGGTTACAAAGGTTCAAATGCGTTTGACGCTGGACTGTTCTACTGCCCATACGTTCCACTACAGATGGTAAGAGCCGTTGATCCAGATACATTCCAACCTAAGATTGGTTTCAAGACTAGGTACGGTATGGTAGCTAATCCATTTAACGATGGTATTACAGGTGCTGGAACAGGTGCTTTATCAGAAGACACAAATGAATATTACAGAAGAGTCAGGGTAGACAACATTATGTAAATTCAAATATTATAATAATAATATATA